GATGAGCGTATCTGGTACTACGGCACGCTAAACCGCACAGCTTGGCTGGACAGTGCCTTGCGTGTAGAGCCTATGGCGACAACGTATAACGCCCAGCTTTTGTACCACGAGACTGGTGTAGATGACGGCACAACCAACCCGCCTTCGCCTATTACTGCGTACGTGCAGTCTTCTGACTTTGACATTGGGGACGGCCACAACTTTGGCTTTGTTTGGCGCATCATCCCAGACGTGACCTTTGATGGCTCCTCGGTAAATGCCCCCGCGCTGGACTTCACGGTTCGGCCACGGCAATTCCCCGGCTCCAACTACGGCAACTCAAACAACCCAACAGTCGTTAGCAATCAGTCTTACGCGGGACAGCGTACGTACAACGTGCAGCAGTTCACTGAACAGGTCTATGTCCGGGTCCGGGGTCGCCAGATGGCGTTTAAAGTTAGCTCCGACACGCTGGGCACGGCATGGCAATTAGGCGTCCCCCGCATTGAAGTGCGTCCGGACGGCAGGAAGTAAGCATGAGCAACCCCCTATTCCGTGCTCCCCGCCTACCCACTCCCCCGGTTGAATACGATCAGAGGTTCATGGAGGCTTTGCTTAATGCCTTTCGTCTGTACTTTAACCAGTTGGACAACCCCGGCTCCGTTCTGGCCTCAACGCAGGAAGTCAACGGGCTGATTACCACTGCGCTAAGTTTTAGCCAGCCAGACCCCACGACACCGGGGACTTTGCGAATTAGCTTGCCAACCCAAGTAAATTTAGCGGCTGGCGATCTAAAGACAGGTGACGTTTACTACGACACCTCCACATTTGTGTTAAAGGTAGCCCCGTGATACCATCAAACTACCCCCGATTTCAGAGGCAACCATGAATCAAACTGCACAAGGGCTTGCTGCGCTTGGCCGAGGCCCAGACACCATGCTCGTCCACATGGCCCCGAGCGAAGTTGCGAGCCTACAAGCCCTTGCGGAGAAGCACGGAACCTCCTTGACAATCAATCCGGAAACAGGTTTGCCGGAGGCACTCAGTCTAAAATCCCTTTTGCCAATGGTGGCGGGTTTTGCGCTTGGCCCTGCGGGCTTTGGACTGATGTCTTCTGTTGGCGCGGGCCTTACAGTTGGCGGCATTTCGGCGCTCACATCGGGCAGTTTGCAAAAAGGCCTGATGGCAGGTCTGGGCGCGTACGGCGGTTCTGGACTAGGCGAAAGTTTGATGGGCGCAGGTACAAACGCGCTGTCTTCTTCCGCCGGAACTAACGCAGTTGTACCCCCCGCCGCTGAATCAATTGTTCCCCAAGCCGTTATGCCTGCGACGACTAATGTTGCGGCGGCAACTCCGGATATTTTTGGGGGCACGGCAAACGAAGTGGCTAGCGCATATGGGTATTCACCAATACCCGCAACCAATGTGGCGCAAGCAGTCACAACAACAACGCCAGCACCTAATTTAGCGGATTTGGTTCCGCAAGCCGGACCTTCGACCGGCGATTTTGCGCGTTTTGACCGCGCTTTTAGCCCCGGCTTAGGTGCCAGCCCAACGGACAAACTCGGCGCGGGTTTTCAGGCGGTAACAGACAGCCCCGGTGCCGCGTGGGAGTTTGCTAAAAAGAACGCCATGCCGCTCGGTGCTCTTGGTATTGCGGCGCTTTCCGGTATGGAGCAAGAGGGAGGCGGCGAAGGACCACCACAACATCCGGGCATGATTCGTCCGTACACGTACTCCCGTACCAAAAACAAAACCGCGTTCCAAGACGTGGCGGGCGCACCGATGTCGTCCAAAGAGCGTCAATACTTCAATGATGCGTACATAGCAGGGACTCCCTACAAGGCTCCCGGCCCTGAATACATGGCTGCTGGCGGTCCCGTTGAGGCTATGTCGAACGCAAACGTAATTGGCTCCGACACGGGCTACCCGCAGTCAGACATTCGTAATGGTGCGTATTCCAATCCGTACCAACAGCCCGTGGCTCAGAACGTAGTAACCGGCGTGCAAGGCGCGGGCATTAACCCGTACACGGGGCAGATGGCGTTTGCTGGCGGGGGAATTGTGAATTTTGACAATGGCGGCTCTGTTGGTGGTTACACGTTTAACCCGAATACATCCTTATACGAGCGCGACGCCAACGACTCTATTTACGAAAACGACAGCATTGGCGGGTACGCATTTGACCCCCGCACCGGGACGTTTACAAAGGCAGGGCTTAAACCCGTTGTAGCACCTGCACCCACTGCAACTGTTGGGGATATGAGTGTTGGCGGTGGCGGTAGTGACAGCTATTACAACCCAACTCCCGGCCCAAGCCAGTACTCAAGCCCATACGCTGCAAATTCTTTGACCGGCGGATTGGTGCCGAGCCTCATAGGTATGCAAGAACCCGCGTTTAATGTGCCAGTGGAAGATATGGGAACGTACGCCGCCGCAAAAAATGACGCTATAGCCGGGCTTTCTGCGCATCAATCTGCTCAAGCCGAGGGCGGTGAAGGCATTGGAGGGGGGGATATTAGCGGCCAAAGCGAAGGAACTCCAGCACTTGCGCGTGGTGGTTTAATGGCACTTGCCCAAGGTGGCATGTCCAATCTTGGCAGTTACTCCGATGGCGGCAGGCTTCTGCGCGGCCCCGGTGATGGCGTGTCTGACAGCATCCCTGCAATGATTGGCCGGAAACAGCAAGCCCGCCTTGCCGATGGTGAGTTTGTGGTGCCTGCGCGTATCGTGTCCGAGCTGGGTAACGGCTCCACCGAAGCTGGCGCTCGTCAGTTGTACGCCATGATGGATCGGGTGCAGAAAGCCCGCAAGAAGTCGATTGGCAAGGGCAAAGTAGCAACAAATTCCCGCGCAGCAAAGCTGCTGCCAGCGTAAATACTTGAGGAATACAGATGACTACACCAACACAATCAACGATAACGCAGACCAGCATCCCAGACTACGCCAAGCCGTATGTTGAAAAAATGCTCGGCAAAACGGAAGCGCTTTCTGAGACTCCTTACCAGACCTACGACCGCGAACGTATAGCCGGGTTTACCGACTTGCAGAATAAAGCGTTCCAAGGCGCTCAAGGGATGCAAACTTCTGGCCTAACGGGTCTTGGCGGGCAGTATGCGGGCGCGGCCACATTGGGCGCGTTGGGGACAAACTACGACCCGACCCAGTTTCAAGCGGGATTCAATCCGTCACAATTTCAAGGCGGACAGTTTGGGCAGCAAGATGCCCAGCAGTACATGTCTCCGTACATGCAAAGCGTTGTTGACATACAACAACGAGAAGCCCAGCGCCAAGCAGACATTGCCGGTACTGGCCGCGCTGCGCAGGCTACACAACAAGGTGCGTTCGGTGGTGGCCGTCAAGCCGTTATGGAAGCCGAAGCTGCGCGTAATCTGGCAACCCAGAAGGGCGACATCCAAGCGCAGGGCTTGCAGTCCGCTTACCAGCAGGCTCAGGCGCAGTTCAATGCAGACCAAGCCCGCCGGATGCAGGCCCAACAGTACGGAGAGCAATCCAGACAGTACGGCGCTGGTCTTGGTATGCAAGCGCAGCAGCTTGGCGAGCAGTCCAAACAGTACGGCGCTGGTCTCGGTCTCCAAGGTCTTCAAACGGCTCTTCAAGGTGCCGGTCAATTAGGTGCGCTTGGCGGCCAGCAGTTTGCTCAGGGCATGGACATCAACAAGCTCCAACAGTCTTACGGCACGCAGCAACAGCAGCAACAGCAGAACATCCAGTCGCAACAGTACCAAGACTTCCTGAACCAGCAGAACTACCCGTACAAGCAGTTGGCGTTTCAATCCGATATGCTGCGCGGTTTGCCGCTGTCACAGGCGTCTTCACAGATTTATCAAGCACCTCCATCGGCACTTTCTACAGCAGCAGGTCTGGGTACGGCTGCACTGGGTGCGTCTAAACTAGGAATGTTCGCCAAAGGCGGCGCAGTGCAACAACGCCCTGCCGGGCTGGCCGAGTTGGCAATTTCCAGAATGGCGTAAGGGTAAACCATGATTAACATTAGCCCAACAGAAAAGCAACTGATTGCGATGACGCCTTCGCAGCGGAAGCAGTACGTGCAAATGCACAAGAACAATCCGTACATCGTGTCTATGGCGCTGAACATCGACAACCACGAAAAAGCGATCCGCTTGGCGGATCAGGCACGCAATATACCTGCCGAGCAGCCCAAAGTTGTTGACCAGTTTCTTGCCCAAATGGGTACCCCTCCCCCGCCGCAGATGCCCCAAGCGCAAGCCCAGCCAATGCCGGAAGACGTAGGCATCGGCGCTCTCCCCGCGCCCAACATGCAGGGCATGGCCGAGGGCGGCATCGTAGCTTTTGGTAATGGCGGTGATGTGCCGGGCTTTGCGGGCGGTGTATATGTTGGTGAAGGCGGCGAGTATTCTGCGGACCCCCTGACTGCGGAAGAACTTGCCCAGCGCGACCCTCTTGCTCGCCTGAAACAGTTTAGCGCATGGGCCGGACGAAACGTCGAACGCGACCCGGTTACGGGTGAGGTAACACGTAAAGCAAACATAGCAGCGCCCGTCATGGGGCCAGCAGTGTCTGCCGCCTACCCAGATGAAACTCGTCGAGGCGCTGCCGCTAATTTGCTACCTGCCGCTCCCGGCGGCAAGCCTCCTCCCGTTGCTGGTGCTGGTGCTGGCCCCGGTGCTGGCGCTCCCCGTGCGGCTGCTGCCGCTCCGGCAGGCTTGTCGTACCTTGACCAGTTGAAGAAGGCCCAGACAGCGATGGGGCCAGCCGTGAACCCCGAGCAGGCGGCAATGGAAAAGCTCGTGGGCGAGCGCAACCTAGGCGCGACTGAAGCCAAGAAAGAACTTGAGGCTGACATTGCATCCCGTGCTGACCAGTTCAAAGGCCGGGAAGAACGTATCGGCAAGCGCGAAGCCGAGCTGGGCAAGCAAAAGGACTCGAACACAGGCATGGCATTCCTTGAAGCCGGTCTGGCCATGATGCAATCCAAAGGTCGGGGCTTGGCTGGTATTGCCGAAGGCGCTGGCGTTGGCCTCAAACAATACTCGTCCGGCCTCAAAGACTTGAAAGCGGCGCAAGAGAAACTGGACGACGCCCGTGATCGCACAGACGAGTTGAAACAGAACCAGTCCACGATGGACAAGAGCGCCGTACGCGCCGCAAACAAAGACATTCGGGACGCGTCTATGGCCGGGCAGCAGTCTCTGATCGACGCTCGCATGAAGATTTACGGCGAAAATAAGGCAGATGCTCGCGCAGCGGTTACCAGTGACATGGCGGTTAGTCAGGCTGCATTGGATCGTCAGAACCGAATCCAAGTTGCCAGTATGCCGGGCGACCAGCAAAGAATGCTCACGGCGCTTGGCGGTAAAGGCGGGCTCGAAGCGGGTCTTGCAAAAATGCAGGAAATCCAAGCTGACAAGACCGGCGCTACTTACGCTAAGTTGTTCACAGAAACTGTGGCAGAAGCAAACAAAGCAGGCACAACCCCGCCGACAGCCGCACAGTTTGCAGCGAGCTTGCGCCAACTGGCAACGGCAATGAATCCTGCAAAAGTTCCTCCACCAGTAAACGCCACTAGTGCGTCACGCACCTAACTGGCATAATTCCAAGCAGGGGCTAGTACGGCGCTACCCCTGCCTTTTCAGCCGAACAATTTGGTGAACACATGGCAAAAGCACTCCCCCTTCCAGACGGCACAACTGTAGCTATTCGTGAGGGGGAAACCCCGGCCCAGACATGGGAGCGTGCGCAACGCATGTATCCCGAAGCGTTTGGAAACGTAGAAGAAAAAGCCAAACCAACACAGGACACCACCGGATTTAAAGCCGCTGCTTCCGCTGGCGCTACTCGTTTGGGCGGTGAGTTTGAACTACTCAAAGGCAAGCTCGGCGTAAAGAGCGAAACCGAAGCGCAAAAAGAATACGAAGCCGCGCAAAAACGCGCACAAGAGCGCTTTACACCCACTGAAAAAGGCTGGACGGAAGCGCCGTTCCAAAAGTTCAAAGAAACCCTTGGCGGCTCCGTTCCGTATATGGTAGCGCCTGCTGCCGCGGGTCTGGCCGCATTGGCTGCACCTGTAGCCGCTCCCGTAGCTGCCGGTCTTGGGTTGCTGGGCGCGGGTGCGGTATCTACCGGCCAGTTCACCGGCTCCAATCTTGCCGCGCAAATGGAAACAGGCAAGACGCTGGAGGAAGCCAGCCTCGGCAAGGCGGTCGGCGCAGCGATTCCACAGGCGTTGATTGATACGGCAGCTATGGCGCTCTTGCCCGGTGTGGGCAAGCTCTTCGGCTCTGTAGGCTCCAAGCTAACCGCAGAACAAGCCAAAGCAATCGCCTCACAGACACTGGCCCGCACCGTTGCGGATTACACAGCCAAGACCGGCATGGCCATGGGGCGCGAAGGTGTTACGGAAGTTGCACAACAGGTTCTTGAGCGTTTGCAGGCAGGTTTGGAAATTACCGACCCCGAAGCCCGCAAAGAGTACATTGACAGCTTCATTGGCGGCGCTGTCTTGGGTGGCGCAATTGCCCCTGTTGGCCGTGCATTTGAACGCGGTGGTGCCAAAAGTCAGGCCGCTGCTGAAGACCGCAAAACAAAACTTGCTGCAAGCGCAGAAGAGCAGCGCGTTGCCTCTGAAGCCGCTGCCAAAGAGGAAGCGTTCAGAAATTCCCCTGACTACGCGCTTAAAGTTGCAGAAGACTACGCCGCTGCCGAAAAAGCTAAAGCCGACTTACTGGCCCAAAAACGCACGATTGTTGAAGGGTCGCCTACTGAGACTGCGGACAAAGCGTTTAACACGATTATTACCAAACAGCTTCAAGCGCAAGCGCCGGAGCTTAAAGCGCTCGGTGACGAATATGTCCGCCTTGAGCCAACCATCAAGGATGCTGCCGAGCAAAAGCGTATTGCGGCCCTGACGCCTGAAGAGTATTCGCTGGAGCAGATGAAGCAGGTCTCTGTACCCGAAGGCGTCTCGACCACGACGGGCGAGCAAGAAAAAGCCGCGCCCCCGGAAGACGCATACGTGGCAGACCGGATTGCGCTGGCCAAAGACCAGACAAACGACACCGCCGATGTCGGTGACTATGTTGACTACTTGATGGCCAACCAGCGCATGGCGCAGAGTATCGTAGAGAATCAGACAGCGCTGCCCGGCCTCAATCGTGAGGAACAGAACGCTGTTCGCGGCGGTTTGAAACTGCAACTGCAAGAGGTTGCTCGGCAACGCGCTGCCGCAGCTCAAGCCGGTACTGCCGCATCTCAAGCTCGTGTTGGCACCGTAGAGGAAGAAGAACAAGCCGCCATCGAAGAACAACGCCGTGCGGACGAAGCTGAAGCTACCCGCATGGGAACGGAACGCGCTGACGCAGAACGCCAAGTTCGTATCGCTCCTGAAGTTGAAGGTATTCAGCGTCTGGGCAAAGCGCCCGAAGGCACATGGAGTTCTGCTAACGCGGACGCTATTTTCCGCAGCATGTACCAAAAGCAGGCGGACGAGAAGCAAGTTGATAAGCTTCTGTCAACGCTACCCATGCGCTCTATCAGCACCCCCGGTCAAATCTATTCCGGTATGGGGTTTGAGGCAGCAAGCCGCCGTGACTTGCTTACCCGCATGGCCGTTGCCAAAGCGCACGCTGGCGTGGAAGACGTGACGCAGCTTCGGCAAGAACTAGCCGCGCTCGACTCTCGCCCCGCGCAAAATACCGATATTGCGGAACGCCTCCCCGGTGAGGGCGTGCTTCCCGAAGCAGAAAAGAAAACCATTGCGGCTGAGAAACATGCTGACTGGCAGAGCCAGACCCTGCGCGAGTTCATTCGGTTCCTCCAAGACCGCAAGCAAGGCAAAGTGCGCGGCACGCTGCGGGCTAACCGCGAAGAACGTTTGGCCAAGGCGTCTGTTGAATTCAAAGAGGCGTTTGCTAAAAGCCACCTTGAAGAGATTGGGGCGCGACTGGATGCGTTTGGCCTCCCACCACTGACTGCGGTTGAGAAGAAGATTGCCGAAGGCCGCGTCATGCGAAACCTGAACGAGCTGGAACAACGCTGGGGCGAGGCTCCGGCCAAGGCACCTGCGGGACAGAAAGCGTTTGCTGCGCCTGTGCAAGCTGTGGAAGTTCTGCAAGAGCAGATTCGCAGCGGTATGTTCAAAACGATCAACGATGCTGCTGAGCGAATCAACTTGTCACGGCGTGGAGACAAGGCCGGAAAGACTCGCACGGCTGAAGGCGGCGCACGCATCGCTACGCCTGACGAACTCAAACTTCGCGCCGAGTCCACCGTTCCAAAAGACGACAAGCGTATTGCTACCGAGTTGGCAACGCAGTTGCGGGATACGCTGGATCAGCGAACTTATGCTACGCCAGAACAGCCATCACCCGCAGGCAAAGGGGGTTCTAATCGCGCAGACATGGCGCTTACTTTTGGCGCTCAAGAGCGCGGGATGCGTGCGGATATTGCCAGTCGCGCAGAGTCTCTAGACGAAGACACCAAAGACTTTGTGCGCCTTGCAGCCGATACGTTAGACCAGATCGAGGACAAAGCGCTTATCACACGCCTCAAAGAAGGTTTGCAAGACGTGGCTGAAGGCCGCAAAGTCAGCGCACTGACGCAGCAAGAACTCAAAGACTTTGTAGCCACTCGTGCCAAGGATGTGCAGAGCACCACGCGCCCCGGCGCTACCCCGGAAGAGTTGCAACGCACCAGCGCCCAGCCGCAAATGTCGTTGGCGGGGTTTGACGAAGTTGGAGAGCGTACTCAGCGTGCTACACCTAAGAACTTCCAGAAGATGCTGGACTCCAAGGATGTGCAGGGTATGCGTGCGGCCATTGCAAAAATGCGCACCGACAACATTGAAGCAATTCAAGAAGCCGCACGTAACACCCCGGCTGCGCTGCGTGCATCACGTACCGCCAAAGCTCGTGTAGCGTATAACGCGGCACTTGCACAGGAACAGAAAAACTCTTCAGTTGTCAGTAAGCTAAAAGCCGTGTTCACAGAAGAGCGTGCGGGCGCAAGAGAAGTTGTTGACGCGCTGCAAAATCAACTTGTTGGTTTGCAAAAAAGAATTGACGAAGTTGCCGAAGTTCGTTCGATGTTAGGAAAAGAAACAAACGACATGGCGTTGATGATACAAGCGCCAAGTGTTTTGGGGCAGGAAAAAGCACTTCAAAAACGTTTGAAAGAAACGCAGACTGCTTTGGATTTTGCTAAAGATTTGGTTGTTGCCGTAGACAAACAAAACGCTGCCAGTGCGACGTTGTATGACATGCTCACTAAAGAAGTCACAACTACTACAGAAGTTCAACGTACTAGAGCGGGTGGATTTAGATCAGCGGGGGGTAAGTTCCAAGCGTTCGAAAAACAGCAGCGGCGGGGCGAGCAAGCGGTTGAGGATGCGCGTAAAGAGCTAGATGCTGCTGAAAGGGCGGAGCGTGAAGCTGCCGTAGAGGTTAAAGAAACTAAGTCGGTACAGTCAGAGTTCCGCGATGCGGCGCAACGTGCTCGTGAAGGTTTGGACTTGCCCGGACTGCGCAGCACGGTTGATACGACCAAGATGCGGACGCAGATTAGCAACATCCGCAGCGCTATGGGATCGCTCGATGCTCAACTCAATGCGGAAACAGACCCCGTTAAGAAAGCAGCTATCCAAGCAAAGATAGACGCTACGGCGGCTAAGCTAGAAACTGTTTACGCGGACGCCCCGCGTATCACGACGGCTATTGCTGAAAAAGACCAGCTCTTGTTTGAGCAGACGTTTGACGACGTTCATATTGCCGCTTACGACAAGCAGATGGCCAAGGCACGCATCAAGGGCGGCGAGTACGGCCCCGCACTAGCCAGCCGCAAACAAGGCGCAGTTGCGCGAAGCGGCCCGTTGACGGTACAGACCGGCGAGAAGCGTGCAACTCCGGCAACTGAAATGGCCGGTAGCGCTCTTGAACGCGTTGCGCAGGAACGTGCCGCGCTGCGTGAGTTGGAAGACCGCGTTGCGTTCTTGCGCAAAGAAGGCAAAGATAAAGTTAAGGGGCGGCTGACGGATGCCTTTAAAGCGCTGCAAGAGAAAGTTGCAAAACAAAAAGCGGTTGTTGCAGAAACGGAAGACGCACAGAAAGCCCTCGTTGCTGCTGTGCGCGATGTAAGTAAAGAAGGACGTGAAGCACGCAAAGAAACGGGCGGGACTGAAGGCGGGCGATTCCCTGAACGTCGCGCAGGAAATGTTTTGTTCCGCACAACCACTCGTGGCGGTCCTACGTTGGCTACCGAAGAAGTGTCAGATATTGCAGATCGCATCACCGCTGACTGGAAGAACGCTCCTGAAATTGTTGTAGTGGCAACGGAGAACGAACTGCCGCTGCGCATATTGGGGCAGCTTGTCAAGCGCGAAGCCACCAAAAACACGCCCGGCTTGTTTGATATTCCAAGTGGCAAAGTGTATTTAATTGCCAGCAATCTTCGTAGTGCCCAAGATGTGGTGCTTACGGTTGCGCACGAAGCAACAGGCCACTACGGTCTGCGCGATTTACTTGGCGGCGACTACACCCGCACGATGGACAGCCTCTACGCAGGCAACCCGGATGTGCGTAAAAAAGCCGACGCGAAGCTGTCAAAAGAACCTGAACTAACTCAGCAGGTTGCCGTTGAAGAAGTGCTGGCCGACATGGCCGAGACGGGCGGTGTTACGCCCGCTGAGAAAAGCGCCTTGCGCCGTATCTACGATGTTCTTCGTAACTGGTTCCGCACCACCTTCAAGCTGCCAAACGTCACCGATGCGGAAGTCCAACAGCTTGTTGCCAACGCCCGCAAGCAGGTCATTGAGGGCGGCGAGAAAGCAGAAGGCATGGCACCGAGCGGCGAAATACTGCGCCGCACTAAACAGACGGAGCCAGCTAACGCACTTGAAGCGCTGGCGCGGGACATTACAACACAGCCCAAAACATTTAAGGAAAAGCTTGGCAGCAATTTTGCACTGCAAACCGAAATGCAAGCCGTGGACATGCGTGCCGGTTTGCGCGAGACGCTCCGCTTTGGAGACGACAGTCTGTTTACCCAAGCCATGTACCATGTGCGCAAGGCCGAGCAAAAGATGGCGCAGATGTTCACGGTCATGAATAGCGGCCCGTTGGTGTCGTACAAAGACGAGAAAGGGCTTGTCGGCTACCGAAGCTCTAACCAGAACAGCGCTCGTGATGTGTTCGATGCCATCGCTGACATACCTGTGGACGACCCGCAGTTGAAAACCAACATCGCACAGGCGTATCTAGTTGCTATCCGCGCAAACAACAAAGGGCTGTCGAAACTGGACCTCGGTGAACTGGGCGTTACACAAGAAGCCCTTGACGCTGCCTTGGCCGCTGCCGATGCCGACCCTGCCCTGAAAACCGCACTGGAGACCGTGCGCCGCAAGTACAACGCTTACAACAAGGGCTTGATTGAGTTTCTTGCTTCGACTGGCCGCATCTCTAAGAAGACAGCAGCCGACTTGCTGAAAGACGGCGATTACGTTCCGTACTACCGTGTGCGCGACAACGGCATGGCGGAGCTAAACTTTGGCAACAATGTCACGTTCAACGTGGGCGACATCCGCCGCCAGCCATACCTTGCGGAGCTTAAAGGTGGCCAGACCAAGTTGCTGCCCCTGAACGAAGCCATTCAGCAAAACACATTGTTGCTGACGGACATGGCGCTGACCAACAATGCTGCGAAGAGCGTTGCGTACGGTTTGCAAGCGCTGGGCAAAGGCATGGGTCCAGTCGATCCCAGAACAGGCAAGCCTAGCAACTTGATGCCAATTAAAACTGGTCCGGGTCCTGCTGACGCACGCACCATTCGTTTCTTCCAAGAGCCTGACCCAAGCGACCCGAAAGACACAGGCGAGCGCCACTTGCTTGTCAATACCAAAGGCACCGCAGCCGAAGGCATCCCCGCCGAGCTGGTCGTGCAAAGCCTGGAAGGAGCAAGCCTTGCGCTTCCCGGATTCCTCAAGCTGGGCGGAGCTGCTGCCGATCTGCTGCGTGCTGGTGTGACGCGCACGCCTTTGTACATTGCCCGCAAACTTGTTCGTGAGCCGATGGCTGCGGCCTTTACGGGTGGTCTGAACACCAACGCGTTCTCGGCGGTCTTCAAAGCAGGTGCTGAGTTTGTACGCATGAGCCGTGGCACTAGTGACGCACAGGTTAAACTGATCGAGAAGGGCTTGATTCAGTCCAATATTTTCGCAGGCGACATGTCTGACATGAAGAAGATGGCTCTTCAGCTTGCCAGCGGCAAAGACCAGAGCGCATTCGACAAAGTACTGGCCGCAGCCGACCGATACGCAATGCGTGCTGATGCTGCCACACTGGCGCTGGTACTCAAGAACGCTGAAGAGAACGGGCTGTCAGAAGTCGAAGCCGACATGATGACGATGGAGTCGATGAACTTCTACAAGCGTGGGCTTTCGCCTACGCTGCAATACGCCAGCCGTTTGATCCCGTTCTTCAACGCGCAGATTCAAGGTCTGAACGTGTTGGTTAAAGCTGCACGGGGCAACATGCCGTTCGAGGAGCAGCAGCAAATCAAGCGCAAGTTCTTCAACAACGCCATGCTGCTAATGGCTACGGGTCTTGTGTACGCAATGGCGATGGAGGACGACGAGACCTTCCGCAACGCCCGCCCACGGGACAAGTACTCCAACTTCTTCCTGCCTATCCCGTTTGTGGATGAGCCAGTTAAACTGCCCATTCCGTTTGAAGCCGGTTACTTCTTCTCGCTGGCTGTGGCTGCCGTTGACGGTATGCGTGCCGAGACCGATGGCAAGGCGCAGTTTCAAGCGCTGCGTGACTTGTTTCTAGGTTCTATTCCCGGCTACTCGTCAATGGGCATTCCTCAACTTGTTAAACCGGCGTTTGAAGTATGGGCCGACAAGAATTTACTGACAGGTGCCCCCGTGGAACCTCGCCGTTTGCAGGGCGTCAACATTGAGGAGCGGTACCTTGCGACCACCACAGAGCTTGCCAAACAGATGAGCAAGGCGGTGCCAATCCTGTCGCCTGTTCAGATCGAGCACATTGTGCGCGGGTATCTGGGCGTGCTGCCCTTGGTGGCTGCGGCGGGAGCCAACAGTTTGTTTGAGGGTGAGAAAAAGGCGGAGAAACCCGAAAGCCGTGCGTCTGAGTTACCGTTGATTGGCACCGCGTTCCAAAAAAAGTACGGTGGTGGCGATGCCGACGTGGTATACCGCGAAGCGCAAGACGCCATTGAGGCTCGCAACACATTTAACAAGATGCTCAGAGAAGGCCGCAGAGAAGACGCCGTTGCTTACCGCGAGGAGAACAAGGCTGATCTAGCTATGGCTTCCGCTGCGGGGCAGTATCGGCAAGTGGTTGGTCGCATCAACGAGGACATCCGCCGCACGCAAGATCGCACTGACTTGACACCACAAGAAAAACGCATCCGTCTGGATGCGCTGGATAAAGCCAAACAGGAACGCGCCGATGCGTTTATTAGTCTTTCACGCAAAGTGGCGGAGCGAACAAGCTAAGCAGCGCGGTCGGGGAGGCGATAGAACCACACCCCGATGATGCCGTCCCGGATGCCCGCAATAGCGCGGGCATCTCGGTATCTAAGAGCTTGGTTAAGCCCCTTGACGCGCACGGCTTCCGTGTCGAGGCAGGGGACGAAGAACCCCTGCCCGCGTTCAGTCTTGTCCCACGGGAACTGAATTGAGTAGCTCATGGTCCTTCTCGGTTACAAGGCGTGAAATCTTCAGCACTGCCACGCGCATCTGAGGGCCACGGGTCTTGGCGGTCATGTCCTTCTTGGAGATTTCCGTCACCTTGAACATGTCCCCAAGCTGGCGCTTGAAGTCAGCGTAGCCGAAGCTCATGTTGGCGCAGCAAGCCTTGAGCATACTCTGCTCGATGAAGTAGTCGATGTACCCCGGCGTTGTGCCGTGCTCGATGCGCCCCATGATGCGTGAGCGGGTAGTCGAGTCATCGACCTCCTTGCCGTTGCCAAGCTCTGCCAGAACGCGGTTGCCCTCGATGTGGCGGATAACGATGAAGTGGCCGTAGTGTTCACGGGTATAGGCGTTCAGGACATCTTCAGCGCTGCGGGCGTTGCCCTTGATGTTGTTGCGCATACCTGTGACGATGCCGTGCAGGAACTCAATGATCTTGCCCATGGGGATGTCCACAACACCCGCGTGTTCCTTGGACAACAAGATGCCAGCGCCGACCAACTCGGCAATACCCGCCATCCAGAAGCGCTCGTCATTGGTGGCGTCAAACTCTTTGTACATGTTCGACACAATCTCGGGCACCAGCGTCTTGAGCATCTCGACGTTCTTGGCCATGTATTCGACCAGCATGTGGCCAGCCACAGCGTAGTTGTGCTGCAAAGACTTGACGATCTCGATCTCATGCGGCTCCCACTTCAATGGCTGGTCCATGATGAACTCCAGCAAGCGGCGCAGCTCGCCCTCGGATGCGTGGTTGCGGCCCCCAGTGAGCATGTCCACGGCGTGGGTGTTAGACGACATGATTGCCACGGTCATCCATGTGGACAGGTTCAGGCGCTCTTTGTTGGAGCCGGACTCCATGCGCTCCTTGCCACGGCCCTCGGTCATATCCAGCAGGAACTCTGGGAACCACTCGAAGTTGTTGCGGTTCTTGCTGGTGATCTCGTCCGTAATCAACGGGTTGCTGTTGAGCAGGCCCAAGCGCTGCTGCATGGCTACGGGGGATGTGCCCTTGCCTGTGCGGTAGTGGGTGGGGTGGCCCCAGACGGATGCGGCTGCTTCCAGCGCCAGCGTCTTGCCCGTGCCGGACTCGGTTGAACCGCAGTGGTAGGTCATGCCGTAGATACCTGTGAAGCGCATCAGTGGCGCTCCAGCACCGGCAAGCATAACGGCCAAGTGGGCGTACATCTTCTTGTGGATGAGCAGGTTAATGAATGCTCGCCACGCCTCGATGGTGCCGGTCGGCTTGGTGTTTGCCACGATGTTCTCCAGCCCCGCCATGGGGACCGAGACAGGCGCTGCTGTCTTGCTGTAAATCTTGCCAGCGAAGACGTAGGTATCGTCTTCTTGCCAGCCATAGTTTGATGGCACTTTAACGGCTGCCTTGCCGGTACTAGCTTGTTCCACACATGCCCTAACATATTCAAAAAGGTTTTTGTCGTTACCAGCGCCGAAGGCGGCGATGATGTTTTGTTGAGCCAGCGATTTAACTGTCTCGTCTCTGCTCACTACCGCCCGCTGCGGGATTGTGATTGTTGCTGGCCCCTCGGGTCTGAGCGCCAGCATGTGAACGGTGTGGTCACCGTTAGTGTTCAGGATGTCAACCACGAACAGGTCGTAAGGCAGGAGCATCACTTGCTTCTTGGATGTGTTGCCGTCGGCGTCTTCCATCGACTTCTCGGAGAACACGCCGCCCTTGGAGCCGTAGCCGAACCCACGCGGAGGCGTAGGGCGCAGCAGCTTCTTGACCTCGGGGGCAATGCTCGGGCTTTCGGACGGGATGACGATCTCAATTTCCTTCTCCTCAGTCTCGACAGCGATCTCTCGCCCAAGCGCCAAGGGGTTGGTAATTTTGCCGAAGTGTTGACACCCGTCACACACGCCGGGGTTCTCGCTCTCGAACTTCACGCACGGGTACGGCCCCTTGATCTGGGCCTGCTTCTCGCGCATCCGCACCTCGTCGTAGGGATGCAACTCACTGAGCCACACCGCTGCGCGGTCGCCGTCCGAACACTTCTGGGCAATGCTCAACCAGCCACGCCAGAGCGGCTCCATGCCGTCATCTTCTGCGTTCTCAACGAAGTGCTTGAGCTGGGCGCAGCCGATACCCTTCTTGGTCTTCAGGTAGATCGTGCCGAACTTGGTCGTGCTGTTCTCGAACAGCTTGGCTCCGGCCATCGTTGCTGGTACAGCAGGCGCTGCATCTGGGCGCTTACCCGGCAGACCCAACGCGGACGTTGCCGATACTGGAGCAATCGTAGTCAGCTTGGCCGCAATGGCTTGGCTGATGGTGTCGAAGTCGAACCTGTCACCCTCGGCCAGCAGCTTGACCTGCTTGGGTTCACCATACTTCCACGACCCGTCATCGTTCTTCTTGAAGTTAAACGTGTCAGGGATGCGCAGAACTCGGGCGGCGTCCGCCGTCACAGTCATATCGATGTTGAGCTTTTGCTGCTTGCACAGGCGCTTCAAGTTCTCGGCAGTGGGCTTCCACACAGCCACATCGATGTCTTCGGTGAGCGGCCAGTAGCAGTGCAACCCGCCGCCAGAGAACACGATCCACGGAGCACCAAGCGCGTCCAAGCCAGTATCGGCAAGGAACGCACCAAGCGCCAGTGCAGCTTGCTTCTTGGAGGCGTAGCCGTCCATGTCGATAAACAAAGACTTGATGAAGCGTGCGTTCTCCGCAGTGCGCTTGCCTGCTGTCTCAAACGTAGCCAGCGCGAAGTAAACATCCTGCTGCGCTTCGACCCAGCCTTCTACGGCAGGTGTGATCTCTTCCAGAGCGTTGACATATACGTGCTTCTTTTTGTTTTTGCTGAATCCTGCCGCACAGTAAACCCCTGTAGTCGGGGACGGCAGAACAACCGCAAGGAATTCAAGCGGGGTCATTAAAGTCCTTGGGGTTACACGAACAGGTCGAGCTGCTTTTCGTCGCGGACAGGGTGTTCGTTGATGGGCGCTATGCGGCAGAAGCGTGAGTACAGTTCAAACTGGAGGTCAGTAGGCAGACCCGCCATAGTCCACTGGTTGTCGCAAGCCAAGATCAGCTCGCGGTTGCTCAGGCTTGAAGGTTGTAGTGATGACATATTTTTCCCCATGCCTCGTCGGCAGAGCGTGAATCTTGAAGGAACTTGAGCAGCGTTTCAACGCGGTGCTCGTACGCAGGGAAGATGTCCCCGCCTGCGAACCAGTTGTATGCGGTCTGGCGTGTGACGCCTAGCGCTATTGAGATGCGAACGACAGAAAAGTTATGGTGAACAGCCCAACGTCCGAGCTGATTGCCCGGAGTCTTTGGCGCACGCATAACCATGTCGATTGTTTTTTGTGAGTAAGCCATAGTGGTATTAAGAGCGCTGGGACACGCAGGGCAGGAAACGCAGTCATGGATGTGTAAGTCTGTATTTAACGACGCAATTTACAACCGCCGACCCATGCAATACAACCGCTGCCTGCGGCCCAGCGAAACTTTTATTTACGGATTAACTGTACTCACAGATCCCGTCTTGCCGCGTGTCCACAGCATGAGGCTGATCCGTTTAGCTCCCGCCTTCAACAGATCATCAACCGTGTAGACGGCGATGCCCTGCCTTGGGTAGCCGGGGCCGACAAAGAGACTGTCATTGCGGTAGTGTGGAAGATATGTCACACCATTAACTTGGTAGCCGTAGTTGTCCACGCGAGGCGCGGTGTCGTGTGTTGTTGTCATTTTTTTCCTTTGATGTTAAGGGTTACTCGTCATCCCAGTCAGCGACCACATCGGCCAGCGCTTTCTTGCCGGGCACAGCGGTTGGCTTTGCCGCCGCTGCCTTCTTCACGACTGGCTCTTCGTCTTCCTCGTCTGCCACTTCAACCACGGGGGCTGGCTTGGCCTTGGCCTTTGGCTTCGGTGCGGGTGCTTCGTCTTCTTCCTCGACTTCTGGTGCTGGTGCAGCCTTGGCAGCGGGAGCCTTGCCCTTGAGTGCGTCCGCAGGCTTGCCCATGTCCATACCAGCGGCGTCCATCGTGATGGCCTTCTTGGCTTCGGCGGTGTCGCCCTGCTTGGTGGCTTCAGTGAACTCGTCATCGGTCAACCAGCGCATGGCTTTGAAGAACAACTTGGGGGACTCGCTGGCAGTGTCGAACTTCATACGGGTCACAACAGTGCTGGGGTCAACGCCTTGGGCCACGAGCCAGCGAGCGTACGCTTGCAGTGGGCGGTTGTCGCCTTCTTCCTTGCCGAAGATCGAGGTGGCTGGCAGGGACAACTGCATCACATCGCCTTCAATGTTGTTGGCCAGCGTCACGGCCAAGCGCTGCTGATAACGGCAGGCACGGCTATTGCCTTGACCGGAGCCCGCCACGTTCTGTGGGCAGGAGGCGCAGGTGTCGGACTGCTTGGCCTTGCTCTTCGGGTCAGGCTTGTCGCCGTCATTGGACTGGCAGTCAGGTGCGGTAGCGGTTGCGTCCTTGTCGTACTTGGCTGCGTAGAACACGCGGGCCACCTTCGGGGCGGCCTTGACGATCACCACATCGAGGAAGCGCTCATCGACTGCTGCGATTTCTTTGCCGTCAGAGATCAGACGGAACACACCGCCTTTGATCGACACGCGCTTACCGCTGGCACCAGCACCGCCACCCGCAAGGGCTTTGGCAATGTCAGACATCTCGGCCTTGCGTGCAAACGCTGGGACTTGGGAGGGGTTAAAAAGGGCTACGTTGCTCATGGGGTTCTTTCTTACTTGCTTGGTTTGCGAACGGAAATATCGTACTCAGCGTTGGAGTTGAGTCCGGGTGGCAGGGTGCCGGGGTTTTCTTCGAGGAACTGCTTCATGTTGCCCTGAGCAATTCGTTTCTCGAACAGATCGAGCGCGTCATGCTGCGTCACAAAGGTCTTGAACGAATCCCAGTCCGATGTTGAGTAGCGTGTCTTGATCGACATGACAACTGTGCCTTGCGGCGTGTTGACGGATGTGACACCAAGCGCTTGCATCTGGTCTTTCATTGCGTGCTTGATGTCGTCTTGCGTGGCCTTGAGCATCTCCACTTTCGTGTCGTACTCCTTGGTCAGCAGTTCGATTTCGCTGCGAATCTTTCGGTAGACCTTCGCCAGCTTGTCGAGGGGGATGACTGGTGTAGTCATGGGCTTCTCCTGTTGTTGTTTGTCTAAGGTTGGACAGTGTACACACGTTCTGGTTCTTTGCAACTCCTTTATTTTTTAATTTCCATGTTGAACATTTCGGTCAAAAGTGAGTGGCTGCTCACATTACTTTGCAGTGCCTTGAACATCTTCTTCTCGATGGGACTGCCCTCGATGTGGATGACCGTCACCTTGTCAGAGTCCTGACCCTTCCTGTCAGCTCGTGCAATGCACTGAACGTACTGCTCAACAGACATCAACGGTCCGTAGAACACAACGGTGTCAGCAGCAGTTAGGGTAATCCCGTGTGCCGATGCTTGCGGTTGCATCACGAGGACTCGCGGGTCGGCTTCCGTTTGGAAGCGCCTGATGATGTCCGCACGCTTGGTCGGTGTCACGCCGCCGTGGATGCACTCAGCGCTGATGCCCTTCTTGCGCAAGTGCGTATGCAGTGCGTCAATGCTGGAGCGGAACAGCGCAAAGATCAAAACCTTGCGGTCAGTCTCCTCAAGGATTTCTTCAATGACACTCATGCGGGGGCTGGCGTCAAACTCTACTACCTCATGGTCGTCCGTGTAGGCAGCGCCGCAACTGATCTGGAGCAGCTTGGACACGCTAGCTGCGGCATTGACCGCGCTGATTGTCTCCCCCGCCGCATGGATCATCATGCTGTCCTTGAGCAAGTTGTAGTACTTGGCCTGCTGCGGCGTGAGCGCTACCTCTCGCGTTACTGTGACGACTGGCGGCAAGTCCAGACACTGCGCTTTGGTGAACCTGATGGCCGGTTGTAGCGCGTCATGCACTAGGTTCTTTGCGTCAGGCTTTGGTGCCCACTTGAACATGGTGATCTTGTTCATCACTTTGTCGCGCCATGCTGTGAAGAACTTCGGAACGCCCTCCGGGTTCACCAGCTTGGCCAAGCCATACGCATCGACCGGGGACTGTGACGCTGGAGTTCCCGTCATCATCCACAAAAAAGTCTGGGGCTTGATGATTGTTGATAGGGACTTCCACCGCTTGGTGCTCATGGTCTTGTACGCATTGGCTTCATCAACGATAACCAGATCAAACTTGCCGTTGGCCACGATCTCACTGGCGATCAGGTTCAAGCCCTCGTAGTTGGTGATGACGATCTCGTAGTTCTTCTGAATCATCTCGATGCGACGCGATGCTTGCGGGTGGTGGGCAATGATGGCCGAGCGGTGGATGACGCTGTTGCTAATGTCTCCCATCCACGCCGACTGCATGATCGACAACGGGCACAAGATAAGTACGCGCCGAATCTCTCCGCGTTTCATTAGGTAGTCCGCAGCCCACAGCGCACTGAGCGTCTTGCCTGTGCCGGGTTCACTGAACACGAAAGCCTTGCGGTTGAGCGTCAGGAACGATGCCGTTTCAATCTGGTGTTCCATCGGCGTGTAGCGTCCGGGCCAGTCGTACTTGCGTGTGATTGGCGATGGCAAGTTCTTGACGCCGAGGTTCTTGAGAACCCTGACTTCATCCAACCCCCAGAACACCGCTACCGAACTTGATCCGTCATCGTGCTCCTCAACTACCTTGCTTCTCGGAATTACCCGATATTTCTCAGGGCTGCGCGTACGCAAGAGCAGCGCCTTGTTGTCGATAATTTCCATTGCTTCTCCATATTCTTATTTTGAGCTGGCGCGGTTCTTGGCAACGCTCTGCATTCGCAGGTTGCTCTTGGCCGATGTGCCGCCGCTCTTGAGTGGCTTGATGTGGTCAACATCTTTGCCGTCACCCTTGGCTGCTTCACCCGTCTTCTCCATGATGCGCCGCGCTTTGACACGCTCCGCACGGTTGGCGATCTGGGCAGGCTTGCCGTGGAACTCGGTGTACTCTTTCTTGTAGTCGCGCTTGCTGGTTGGTTGTGCCATGATTTACCTCTTAGTGTTGAACTCGCAGCCAGTGCAGGGGCACCAGCCGCAGAGCGGGGTTCGTGTGGGGTTCCACACATCGTTCGATACTGACGCCTCAATCTTAGCGACTCGCTCCCGATAACGCCACCACTCAGCATCGGCTTCGTCAACCGCCATGCTGTGCTTGACCATCGAGTTCTTGACCACGAACAAAAGCGCAGAGTTAACCTTGCGTACGTGCGGGAAGTGCTTGAACACCATCAGGGACATCAGGCGTAGCTGGTCGCGGTCTGGGTACTTGTCGTTGCCCGTCTTATAGTCCACCACCCACGCTGTCATGTTCTCGTCGTCAATGATGAGCAAGTCGGCAATACCCCGCGCCCATGCATCCTTGGACTTCCAGTCGCATACCTGCAAGTCCTGCGTCAGCGCCATCTGAAGCTCCGCGATCTTGCGACCCGGCTTGGCGATCAGCGCATCGAGCGTGTCCTTGACGAACTCGAACTCAGGCGGTATGGGTGTGCCATCAGCCACGTAGTCTTCTGCGGCCTTGTGTAGTACCGTTCCGTAGCGCGTTGCCTCAGTCTCAACGAAGGGGTAGTTCTTGAGAATCTTGACTTCGTGGTAGCGGCGGGCGCAGCCTTCGTAGTCCTTGAGGGAGCTGTGGCTCCACGTTACTTTCTTGGTCATTAAAAACTCGCTGAGTTGATGGCCTTGGTAAGCCGGTGTGCGAACTCGGTGACGAACTTCTCGTCGCGGTTCAGGGTGTGTCGCTCCATAGCGTGCAGGATGGCGTGGGTTACTTCGTGCCAGAACGTCTCTTGCACTTGCTCGGGTGCAAACTTCTTGCGGGTCACGTTGCTGCGCAGCCCCAGCTTGATCGTCTGCGCGGGGTAGTTTACGTACCCCATGCGTTTCTTCTCCAGCATGGCCTCCACGATCTCGACTGAGTACTGCTTATTGCCAATGCGCATCTTGCGCGGTATCGGTGCTTTTACTGTTGCCATCTACTTCTCCTTTAATTTTTAGCCAAGCCGTAACGCTTGTGTGCGCCCCCGTCAGCGGCCAGCGGTATGCCCGGCATGTACTTCGGCTCCATAGTCATCTGCGCCAAGACCCATGTCTTAGCGTCAACAACGTCCTTATCTGGCACAACGACAATCTGCTCGTCATGCACTGTTCCCGCCACGAAGTACTTCTTCGCGGTTCGCAGCATCCCATCAGTCATCACGCATCTCGCTACGCCCTGCGTGACATTGTTGGTTATTTTTCCTGCGTACAGTTTAGTCTCATCTTCTCCGTATGTCCACTGCAATCTGCCCTTCTCGTCTTTCCCCGGCTTCAGGTCAGGGTACAGCAGGCTCATGCCAGAGGGCAGCACGATCTCCCCCTTCTTGAACGTCACGCACTTGTGGGTGTACTCCTTGCCTTCGTACAGGCTGTACTGGATCAGGTGCCCGAACAGGTTCCACAACGCCACCACAGGCTCGGCAGTCAGGCGGTACTTGTCGATGATGGCCTTGGCCGCGAGACAGTGGATGACCAACTCCGTCATGGTGCAGATGTGCGGAATCTCTTCGAGCTTCTTGATGTTGTCATCCCAGTCCAAGAACTTAGCCGCCGCTTCGGCAGTTACGCCTAGAGTTTTGGCCGCGTCTTTGGTATAGCGCACGGGCGGAGCACCCAGAAAACCGACCAATAGCTGCGCTGCAAACGCTGCCCAACCTAACTGGTACCCCGCACCAATAAGTGCGCTCTTGGCCGCTTGTCGCTCGACAGGATGCGTGTCCTTGGTCATTCCGGGTATGTTAAACATCCGTGCCCCGAACAAGGCGTAAGCGTCTTGCCCCGACCTAAAAATGTCGAGCAGCCCATCGTAGTCAGCCAGCCACGCCAACACACGCGGCTCGATCTGGGACAAGTCACCGACAACAATGGTGTGCCCGTGCGGTGCCATGATCGACTTGCGCAGGAACGAGCCGCGCTTTAAGTTCTGCATGTTGATGGCGCTGCCTTTGCTGGCCGTCCACCTGCCCGTGCTGGCCCCGTAGTAGCTGAGCGGTACCGGCAACGCTCCACGCTTGCTGATGTCGAGGAACCGTTGAGCACGCGTACGTTCTGTAGTTGATTTGACTGCCAGTCTTGCTTCGCATAGATGCGCAACGTCCTCATTTTCTCCGTTGAGCAGCGCTTGAAACATAGCGTCATTCTTAGCGAGAGCAAGCGTGCTCTTGCCGGTTGCCTTACTAATCTTGCGCGGCGCTGGTATGCCGAGCGCTTCCAATGCTGCTGCAAACTTAGGGTTCGATGCCAGTACAGCCTCGTCCAAGCCGAGCCGATGTAGTAGTTGCTCACGTTTTTCCTTTTCCGTGTGGAGTGCGTCCGTCAGCATGGCGCTGTCAAGACTGAGCACTGGGTTCGTGTACATCTTGAGCGTCATGTCGATGAGCCGGAGTTCCTTCGCTGGGTACCCTTGAACAAGGCGCTCGAAAATTCGCTCGCAAAGATATACGTCGTGTTTGCAATATTCTGCAAGCTCAAGTTCCATGTTCGCGTCCAGCTTGGCCAGACCATCGGTACTGTATACGGCGGTCCCTTTGGCGGGAAGACCAAAAGCTGCTGCAAGTCGGGCGAGACTGTTGCCAACCTCAACGCCACGCAAAGCTCGCGCCATTGACAGGGTGTCGAAGATGAAACAGGGGTGGATGTCGTACTCCCAACCCAGTATGGATACGTCGAACTGTGCGTTATGAGCAAGGATAGCGGTTCGTCCCCAATCATACTGTTGAAGGTATTTATGTAGGTCTCGTCCTCGTACCCACTCAATTGGCTCATCGCTTCCGTATACATGTACGCAAGCTCCGAATGCGTGGAATCTTTCATGGCGTATGTACTCCTCGGTTGTCATCATGGACAGTGAGTAGCCGGTCTTGCGGTCCCACACTGTCTCGAAGTCAATGCTCACGATCTGGTCGTAGGGGGCGCTCATGCAGTACCCCACACCAAAGTTGTCTTGCGTTTGTCGGACTTTGGAAAGAACACCAGCGAGAAGACGGGGAAATCTACAAGCTCGTTGGGGTCTAGTCTCTCGCCGTTACAGATCACAGCGCCTTGTTGCAGCAGCCTTCGTAACTCGCCGTTGCTCATTTGCGTGCAGGGGGTTTCTGTGGACATTGGTAGTGCAGGGCGAAGCTGGTTCAGGTATTGCAGTGCGGTCAATTAAATTTCTCCTTGGCTGGCGCGTCCACTGTGGCCGTGAACGATGTCAGGTTGTAGGCGTAGTTAATCATGTTGGCAGCAGGTATCTCGTCGCAGTTGACGGTACACATTGCGATCTGGGTTGTGCCGTCTTTGCCGAACAGCAGCACCGCCTCATGGTCCTCGTCTATAAAGCAGCGCACCACGCGGCTGATGATTAGCTTGAGGTAGTCCCGCTCGGCATCGTCCAGCCCGTTGATTGCTTTGTCAATCTCTTCTCGTGTCATCTCATCCATTGCAGCTTCTCCTTTAACTCGTCTATGTTTGATTCGTTGACCACCATCGCCATACCACCGGCTGTGCGTATGGCGGCTAACTCTCTGTCTTGTAGGGCCGTGGTGACCCCCTTACCTGCCTTGCATTCGATGGCAATGAAGCGCCCCCCGAAGCAGCAGATGATGTCCGGTATCCCGGCACGCCCGAAGCCGTTGGCCGCAGGCATGAAGTAGTAGATACCGAACTCAGTCAGCAGCCTACGCACTTCGGCTTTTACTTTACCTTCGGGGGTTTGTGCCATTATTTTTCCTGCCTTTCGCGCACTTCAATAAGACCTGCTAACCCTTGGGTAACCAGCTCAATAGGCAGATTAGTTACGACCATGATGCGTGCCATGCAGCTCATCAGTCCACTCATAGCAACGTGGGGCGGTTCATTTTTAATAACGTCAAAGATGGCGTTAATAAGCGCCCCGGTTTGCTCCAGTTGTTTATGCACCCGCCGGGTTTCCTCAATGTCTTGGTTAATCATACTATCCCCCACTCAACAAACGTAACGCCTTTATGCTGCGCAAGGGTCAGATCGCTTTCTCCCCCGCAAAGTTCACAAAAGAAATTTATGCGTACGCCGCCTCGACGGCTGCTCGGATTTAACACAGTGTCGCTTGCTACCAGCGCTGTCTTGGTTTGGTAACCGGCCACTGTGGTGTGGAGCGTTTGTTCTGCGTCTTCGTAGCGTGTGTATACGTTGACATTGCCGTGGTGCAAGTAGTTTCCCTCGCAATGCGGGCACAGCAGCACGTTGTCTTCATCAATTTTGATTTCCATCAGCTCACCTCTTTAAGTTTCTGCATGTAGTGCTTGGCCTTGCCTGCGTCATCACTGCCTTCTTTGCGGCCAGCACGCATGGCGTACTTGATGATGTTGCCCTTGAGAAATCCTTGGAACTCCTCCGGGGTAAGCACCGCTTCCATCAGCGCCCACGGCTGGATGGGCATGTCCTTGTAGTGGCTACCGCTGACTTGTACTTCGTCGGCGTTCATATCTTCTTTCCTTTCGAGAGTTGTGCTTTGCTGTAAATGGTAAATGCTTTGGGCTTCATGGCGACCACGGCTGCGGTCTTGCTGGAGATGCCGAGGGTTCCGTAGTGTGGGTCCGTCTCTCGCTTCTTCTCAACGGCTTTAGACGCGGCCTCACTGCGCTTGTAGTCACCGGGCGGCAGCAGGGGCTTGCCACCACGGCGCTCTTTCTCTTCTTCGGTGAAGCGCATGTAGTCAAACGGACTGGCTGGGGGCTTGGGGGTGAGGTCTTTCAAAACAAAACATCCTTTGATGGGGTCATAACGGGACAGGCTGGCTAGTGTCATTTCTTTCTCCTTTTTATTGCGCGATTAATTACTGAGTGGCTCACGTCGAATCTGCGGGCTATCTCTCTGGCGCTGACGCCTTGGTCATGCAATGCGTACACACGACTGATCGACAACTCTCTTGGCGGTCTGCCAGCGCCATTTCTCTTACCGCCGTGGGTCATGGGGTTCGGGTCGCTTCTTGGGTAGTGGGCACCAGTGGGTGTAAAAGGATACATCACCACCAAGCGTTCCGTACTGAGCAACGCCACCTATTGACAGCAGTTGCAGCTTGACGCTACGCGGCGTGTCCTTGTCGATGGGTAGCCAGTAGGTGTCCGTTGCTACCGCCACGGTTTTCGTTGAGTTAAGTGTGTGCGTCACGTTGTGCTTTCCTTAGTTTCGCGTGGTGTAGTGCCTCTTGGCGCTTGACTTCATACTCTATGGCCTCTCGGCGTAGTCGAAGCATGTTAGAGCGTGCTCGCTCATCCAAGTCAAAGGCCATGCGCAAGTCCGAGCTTTTTGAAGGATGTCGCAGGCTTTTAAGTGCCTTGGCCTCGATCTGGCGAATGCGCTCCCGCGACAAATCAAAAACTTGGCCCACCTCTTCGAGCGTATAGTCCGTGTGAACATCAATACCGAACCGCAGCTTGAGAACTTTGGCTTGTCTTGGCGTCAGGGTGTCAAGGACTGCATGAAGCAGCTTGAGGATGTCCCTGTTCTCCAACACATCTTCAGGACTGTCAGTCTCTTCTACGTCCGCAGGTAGGTTCGGCAACTCAGGCATGTCGTGGTCGTTCTTGTAGCCGAGGTAGTAGTAACACTGCCGCAGCTCATAGCTTGCACCCGCCAGCGTTCCGTAAGGTAGGCTGTGCCCTTTGAACACCTTATTTCTGGGGAACGACATGCGCGTCTCCCAAAGGTGATGTCTCTCCATCAGTCACGCATTTGCCGCCCGCGTTTGGCGTACTTACCGGCTCGTTAGGAAATCCGTAAAAAGCCTGTGAACCGGCTGCAATCTCTATTGTCATGTGTTCTTCTCCTTGAGTTGTTTAACAACGTCCTCAAATCTATCCAACCACCACGATGCTGTCTTGCCCTCAAGCAGGGGATTGTTCTGGGCGGGACGCATTTCTTTAATGGCTTGCAAAACCTTGTCGTAGTCACTCATGTGTTCTTCTCCTTGAGTTTTTTGCGTAGGGCTAATATCTCTTCAAGCATGGCCTCCATGTCTTTAGACGCTTCCATATGAAACGGGCTGACGGGCTTACAACTAGCCATTGACCGCATCATGGCGATAGCCAGACGGATGTTTCGTTCGCTGATCTTCTTGCTCATGTGTTCTTCTCCTTGAGTTTGGCTTCGATGGCTCGAATGAAGTCTGCTGGCTTTACTCCTATAGACCATGCGGCTCTGTGAAAATTGTCAACCTCTACCTCCGACAGCCCTACCCACTGGCGCTCCTGCGCTGGCTGTGCTTCAATCTCTTGGCCCAGCTTAGTCAGCGTCCACAGCGCACGCTCTTGCTTCATGCCTTGTTGTCTGCCTTGCTCAAATGCGTCTGGCTGTGCCAAGGCCATGCCGCCAACAACGTCGATCAGCCTGTGTATCTCAGCCACCAGCGCGGCTGTCGTTTCAACGTCTACTGGGACTACGGCCCCAGACATTAGCCATTCTTCTTTCATGCTTGTCCCCTTGCTCGGATGGCCTGAGCCAAAGTATCGCCAGCGTATTCCACACTGTCCTCACACACCTTCGCACACGCCTCGTTCTCTGCTGCTGCGACAAGGGCGGCGAAGCGTTCAAGCCCTTCGACATCGAACTCCAGCCCTCCTACTGTGTATTTCCGCGCCATACGGATGATGTCTTCTTGTTTCATTCTTCAAACCCCAACTCTTTCTTGAACGCAGACAATGCCAAGATGAGGTCATAGGCTTGCGCGTAGTCGAGACAAACGTAGTAGTCCTGATGTGTTGACCTGTGTGATGGGAACTTGGCAATGTAGCCGTTGCCTGTGTCTTCAAGCTGGCACAGCGTTTCACCAACACGATAGTAACCTTCTCCTGCCACCACTCTGGATGTGACACCGGCTCGTTGAATAATTTCTGTTGTCATATCAGCAAACTCCAAATCCAAACGCCAGTAAAGAACAACAGGATGCAGACCACGGCCAGCGCACCCATGATCGCGGTAAGCATCACCGTGCCAACTGTCTGCCATGTGTCTGGCACGGGCTTGATGTCAGAGGGGATTGCTGGGTACGGCTTGACCTTACGCGACTCTTTCACCATTCCCGCCGTGTCGTACTTGCAGTCCCAGATGCACTCGGGCAAGTGCGGGCAGTCGATGCGGCCCGTGTCGCAGTAGCGTTTTGTCATTTCGCCCTCTCTTTCAGCATGAAGTCAGCAATGATGTACGCCGCTTTAGCAATATCAAACGGGTCTGTGCTGCTGTTAACAATAAGCCCCTCCATCGCCTTCGCCGCAAAGTAGTCGCGCAGGGTCATGCCTACATCGCAGCAGTCTGTGTCCAGCGGAAACGCTGGGCCACCTGTTTCGTCAATCATGCTGCCTCCTTAACTTCTTCGGTAGTAGTCACAGCCATGTACGCCTTCAGGCGCTTGACACGGTTCTTGTTGTAGGTCACTAGTGCTTGGGCGTACTCGACACCCGTCTCTGCGCGTAGCAGTGCCATCTCAGCCTCGGCAAGCTCCCACACAATGGCTTGCGCTGGTGTTACGGACTTGACCATGCAGCGGAACTCGGCCCACATATGTTTAAGTATTTGTGTCATCTTGTTATCCAAACATGGTTTGCAGTTCGCGGTACAGGGCGTGCGCTTCCTTGACGCTCAGGGTTTCAAGCACCTGCTTGGCCGTAAGGGGTTGCGCAGGGGTTGCGGTAGGGGTTGCGTTGAGCGCAGTGATGCCTCCTGATGCCGCGTGGCGGTTCTTGATAGCCTGCACATCGATGATTACTTTCGGCGTGGATGGCGGGGGTGGGGATGGCTGGGGCGGCGGGGACTGTAGGCGGACTGTTAGCTTTTCGGATAGCGCAGCAAGCCTCTTTTCTTTGGCCTTCTTGGCGGCAACCTCGGCCTTCTCTTTTTTGGCCATGTACGCGGACGACTTCAATGGGCGGAACGTGGTAACCAGTGTGGTCAACCTGCCGTCCTTGTCCTTACCGAGCAGCCCTTGGCGGAGCATCTGGGCAAAGATAGATGTGGTAGAGCTGCGCTTGAAGCCGAGATGCGCTAGTGCGTTGCACGCCTGCGCCGTGGTTGTGTATGGGTTGTCCCGAATGTACTCAAACGCTCTTTGCGTTACGCCGTTGATTACGGGGAACAGGCGCCTGCCTTTGGGTTTGGTTGGCTCAGGCTTCGGTGTTGATAGGGAGTCGTCATCGTCCCCCCACGCATCCAGTGCAGCCTGTACATTGGCGTGGTGTGTCTTAACTTCGTTCATTGCTTTCTCCTGTTGTTGAGCGTACTTCTGTTGTGCCTCTGCTATGAGGCGTCTTGCTTCGACGGCTCCCGCCGATAGCGGGCCTGATGGGGGCTTGTCGCTGCCGTGTAGCAGGCGATTTATTTTTTCTTCCGGCATTATTTGAATCCTTGGGCGTGGGTTGTGTACCGCACGATGCTTCATTGTCATGGTCACTCCTTAATAAACGAACTCATTGTCCACTATTAGACATGTTAGTGACTACTCTTTTTTGTAGGTAATTTCCCACCCTAGTGCCTCCAAGATCATCTCGATGCTTATGTCCGGCATGAGCTGGTGCGTGACGAGCGCCTTCTTGTTGACCTTATCGAACTGGATGATCGTGCCCGAGCGCGGCACCATCCACACCCCGCCGTCCTTTACTTTGTCGATGAGGTTCTGCGTCCATGCCTTGGCCTCGGCCATGCCTTGCGGTTGGTGAATGTTCATACGGTTCTCCAAACAAAAAGATCAAAGCCGACCACGAGGATGGCCAGCACTAGGGTTGCTGCGTAGACGATGGTGAGTAGCGGGGAGTCTTTCATTTCTTTACTTCCCATGTAAGTGTGATGCCGCTGCCGCCGTAGTTGCCCAGATCATAGTTAGCCATGACCAGCTTCTCCAGTGTGTAGGGGTCTATGTCCCGCCCAGTCAGGTAGTGGCCCAGCGGTATCACGCCGTCGATGCCCCGACTTACGTCACTGAACACTATCCACTGCTTCGTGCCTGTCAGGGACTTGGCCAAGCCAGTCGTGTCCTGCGCTAACTCTGCGCTGTTGTCTTGCACCTCGGCAACCATGCGCTGCCCGTGTTCGTCATACCCTCGGCCTGTGTTCCATTGATGTTTCATTTACTTCTCCTTAAAGCGCAGCCTGAGACGGCAGGCTGCTAACCGATGACACTCGTCAGACTTCGCAGTGAACTGTGTCGAACAGGGACAGCAGCACAGTATCGGCATCGTAAACAGCGCAGTCATCCATCGCTTGCATCAGCACCTCATCGGTGAGCATCCGCTTGTTCAAGAACTTGAGCGCCATGTCTGGGTCTTCTGGGTACGCAGCCTCTGCGATCATCTCAAGCAGGTCGTGGTGCATCCCACGCAGCGCGTCACGGATGCAGTCCTCAAGCATCTCGTTGTCCGTGTACCCATACGCCCCGTCATCGGCCCACTTGCCGTCCCATCCGGTCAGGCTTGCGGTGCTGTACATACTCTTCCAATTGCCCTGCATGACAGGCTCGATGTAGGTAGGGTCACGCTCGACAGGCAGCGCATCCCACTTGATCTTGATGGCAGCAGCAGCCAGCGCCGTGAAGTGGAAGATGTCGAGCGTCTCGCGGTCTGAGTGCTCGTTGTCGTAGCCAACGCTGATGTTGGTGCATTCGGGGATGATGTCCGTGAACTCGGCAGTGTCGGTGTACACACCTGTGTCATCGCCCAGATACATCAGCACACCATCAGCGCACAGCTCACCGGACAGCGTGGCAGCGAACTCGTCAGAGCAGCACCTACCCCAGCCCTGATGCGTGATGACGCTATCTATGCCCCGCCTGTCGAACGCAATGGCACGATCAAAGCAGGCCAGCAACTCGGGGCTATGGTCGGCAAGGTATTTCGCACCAATACCGCCGCGCTCCTCGCCCTGCGTGAAGATGTAGTAACCCGGCACATGCGCATGAAGCATGTGCATAAGCATTGCGCACCCAGCACCATCATCCGCGCCAAGGCAGGCACCATCGGCGTACCACATGCCCTGCGTCTTCCTGATCTTGTTGGGGCCAGTTTCACGATGCACTGTGTCCACATGGGCTACGAACAATGTCCGGCTAGTGTCGTCAATGCGTGCGTCTACATGCAGGTTGCCACACTTGTCATAGCTGACGGCGATGTGATTGCGCTTGGGTAGGTGCGAGTGCAGCCAGTCCGTGAACTCAATTACAGCGTGTGTGCCATGTGGCCGCTTCATTGACAGCGCACGGGAGAGGGTCTTGGAGAGAATAGATTTCTTGTTCATGTTGATTCCTTAGTTGTTACTGTGGTCGGTGTCTTGTCTTCTTCATCGTCTGTCTCGGGCAGGTAGTCCTCGTGGTATGTCTCGCCGTCAATCTCGACAGGCGTGTCGTCATCGTGCAAGTACCAGTTGCCAGACCCAGCGCACTCCCACGCCTCATCTTCGAGCGCCCACTCGCTGTCGTACAGCCC